TTATTTAAAATTTCAAAAGCAGGTTTATCAAATATATTTCTATCAAGAGAAACTAAAGTAGATTGCATACCACCTGAGCTAACCCATTTCTGATATATCTCTTTTGATTTTTTTGATAATCCTGATTTACCCATAACTAAAGTTATAGCTCCTTCTAATGAACTCCATAAAGGTACAAATCCATATTTACTAAAGACAGCAGCAGATACTGTATCTCTTATTATATTTGCAAATACAAAGTCTGGTGATGCAGTAGCACCTGCTCTTAACCATCTAGCAGGAGCATTTAATTTAAACATTTTAATATAATCACCCATAGCTCTTGGATCAAAATCTTTTAAAGCGTTAGCTAATTCTTTTCCAACTTCATAAACTTCAAACTTACCATTTCTCATAACGCCTACAGAAGTGTCATCAGGTTGTAAAAATTCTTTTCTAAATACTTTAAAATTTTCTATTGCTTTATCAGATATAAAATTTTCAGATACTGTATCTAATACTGATTCTAATTCTTTTCTTTCTATTTTTATTTCTTTACCAGTAACTTTCTTTTTAATATCAGGAAATATTTTTTCATTTGCTTTAACAAAATCAAAAAATTCTATGAGAGCTGCATTACGTTCAGCAAGTTTTATAATGTGAAATGTATTATTATATACAGTTTCTATTGGATCAATAACATCTCTTTCTGATCCTTTGATTCTTTTAAAAGGATTGGATACATTTTTGGTATAACCTTTTTCACCTTCTATTGCTTCAATAACTCTTGAGAAAGGAACATAATTTTTGTTAGCTTCTGTTATCGCATCAAATGCTTCTTTAGTTATTAGACCTCTATCTTTTGCATATTCTAATATTCTTAAATTATAAGCATCTAATTCCTTAGATGTTTTTTCATATTTTTTAATTAAATTTTTATTAGCTACAACTTCTTTAGCAGCTTTTATATCGAATCCATGATCAATTCCTCTCTCATTTAATTCAACAATTCTTTTAGAAACTTTATAAGTATTAAATTCTAAATATGATTTTTTATCTTTACCTACAGGTTTAAGTATTTCTTTAAAAGATTTACCATTTATTTTTAAATTTTTATTTAAAGTTCCTATTTCAATAAAGTGTCCAGCTCTATGTTGCATACCAACAAGAGTTCTAAATCTTTCATAGATACTTAGTTGTTTAGTTCTGTTTTTTGTTTTATCTACTTTTCTAACCATACGAAGTATTGGATGATGTCTATCTAATAATTCTTGCGTTAGTTTATTTTTAGTTCCTTTGACAGTTACTTCTTCTTTTTCAAAACGTAGTTTATTTAAAATTTTATTTTCAGCTTCTGTTTCTAATTTAATATCTTTTTTAAAACTATCTTCTTTAAATACAGGTTCTTGTTTTGGTTTTTCGTAAGCTCTTGGTATTCTTATATTTTTACTAGATAAATCTTCAACAACTGTTTTATCAGCAACATAATCTGTTACTATATCTATTGCGTTGTTATTTGTTTTTTTAATTGTATTTACAACTTTTGCTCCACCAGATTCAGCTAAACCAAACGTAGCAAATAATAATGTAGAATCTATTAATTGATCTTTACTAGGTAGTTCTTGTTCTATGATTGCACCTGATCCTTCAAATCCACCTACCCTTAATAAAAGTTTAGATAAAAAGTTTTTTCCAAAACTTCCTAGTTTAAAAGCACTACCTAATTGTATTGCTTCTTTTGCACCTGCTTTAACACCTTCTTTGGTATATATATCCCAAAATTCTGACCAACTGTGTACCTTTCCTTCTTCTAACATATTAAGATATGTTTCTCTAATTGATCCTGCAATAAAACCAGAACCTGCAGCAGTACCAGTTTTACCTGCACGACCCCAAGTTAAAAGGTTTGTAAGCAAAGCACCTGTTAAATATACTGGTAAATCTTTTGTAATAACTGCAAGGTTTTGAATATTTCTTTCAATAATACCTGTATCTTCAAAAGGCTCAAGCACATAACCATCAGGTAAACCTGTACCATCATTACCTGGTAACTGATGATAGTTTTGAATTAAATCTATAATACCCATATTGAAACCTCTGTCCCAATATTTTTCTACTTCAAAAACTTCACCAACTAATTTTTCTTTTAAAGAAGTATTGTCAGGTTCATTCTTTTCTACTTCAAGTAATTTTTCATAAGTTGATTTAGTTTCTTCTTTACCTAAATTAATTATGTTATCCCATATCTTTTTTATTGGTCCTTTATCTATTGGTTCATATCCAAACTCTGCTAAAATTTCATTACTTTCAAATCCAGCATTTTCTAATGTTAATATTTTATCTTGTTTCCAAGCACTAATTTCTTCTGATGAAAACCCACCTTTTTCTAACGCTTCTAGTTGCGTAGTAAGAGTTGTCATTTTGATAATCCTATTCTTTTTAAATACTCTTCTGTAGTTTCACCAGGTAATCTTTTAGCATCTGTTTCTAAATTAAATGTTTTATTTTTTTTAATTTGATCAACTATCTCTTTAAATACTTTATTAGCATTAGGCATAAAGTTTAAAACATCTTTTCCTATAAATTCTTTTTTTGTAGGATCTGTTAAAGTTTTGGCAGGTATTCCATTTTGAATACCATTGATATATCTTGAATACATTACATATTTAAAATTATTTAATCTATCATCTAAACCAGAATCAATACCTACTAATACAGGAGAACCTTGAACTGGCATTTTATAATAATCTATAAACTCAAAAAATGTTTTCATTTCAGAATATGTGTTTGGATTTTTATTTTGTGAATCAATTATAGAACTTAAAAATTTAAGGTCTTGCAAGTTTACACCATCTTCATATCTTTCTATAATAGATTTTCCTTCACCAGTTTCTCCCGGTAATAAAAATTTATCTGTTACTTGATTGATTTCATCATTAACAATTAAGTTAATTATTTTAGAGTTTGCGTCAAAACTTGAAACAGATTTACCTTTAGTATTAACAATTTTTTCATTTAAAGATTTAAACTGTTCAATGATAACAGGAGTATTTCCAAATAATTGTTCTATCTGTTGATCGAATACACCATTTTTTTTATCTATTTCTTCTAATAATTCTTTTGATTGTAAAGCTGTTTCTGCTTGTATGATTTGATTTTGAGCTAAAATACTAAACTGCATATCAGTTCTTTTAGCTCTTGCTTTTTTATTAAAGAAACTTTTAAATTCAGTTTGTTCTGTTGCAGATAAACTATTATATAAATTTACTAATTCTTCATTACCACCAAATGTTCCTTTCGCTATTTCATCATAAGCTCTGCTTAATAAAGCAGGTGCAGCATCTGGAGGTAAATCTAATGCACCTGTTAACACTTGAAACTTGCTTTGTAATATATTTTTATCTGCTGTAGCAGATAATTTTATCTTTTGTTCAGCAGATAATAAATCAAATTTACCAGCTTCAAGTGCATCTTTAAAAGCAAAAGGTTGTGCAGTAGCCATACTTTCTGCTAAAGTTGTTACACCAAATTGATTGTATGCTTTAATTAAAATTTTCTTTTGACCTTCATCATAATTTGTATTTGAATTAATTTTATCAATTACTTTTGAAGTATATATTTCTATATATGCTGGTCCTACATCTTTTAATACTAATGCTTCTTTAGAGATATAATCTTCATCTATATCTTTTGATAATGTTATTTGTTCTGTTCTTGAACCTTCAAGAGCTTTAGTTTTTAAAATGCCTGCTGTAGAATAAAATTTTTTTTCAATAGCTTTTATGGTAAAGTTATCGATTTTACCAAACTTATTATTTTTAAAATAATTATATAAACTGTTTACTTGTGTATCATGAAATATAGCAGCATCAGATGGATTTCCATTTTTTTTAGTTTCACTTTGAATTGTAAATAAACCTTTTTGAATAACATTTCCCTCACCATCTTTTTGATCTATATACATATCAGATAATAATTGATATGCTTTATTGTCTGCTTCTAATTTTTTTTCTTGTACATATTCATTAACAAAAAAATCACTTACTGATTTTGTTGCTCTGTAAATATTTTCAGTAGGAGATATACTAGGTATAGCACCTGTGCTTCCAGTTTCTGCTGTTATTCTTCCTTTTATATCGTATGTTGGTATTTTTGGCATACTATCCTGACATTGTTAATAAACTTGTTCCTACATCTGATGCAATTTTAATTTGTTCCATAGTAGCTCTTTGTTTTGCAAGAGTCCCTTCTATCCTTGCAAATGATGCTTCTTCAAAAGCTCTAGCTTGTCCTATCTCTGTATTATATCTCATTATATCTCTTTCTAATTCTGCGTTAGTTAAATTTGATAATTTAATTAATTTTGCTGTACCAGAAAATTCTGCACCAGATTTTAAAGTATTAACAACTTGAGTTGACTCAAGCTGTTTAAATTTTTTATCAAATTTTTGTAAATCTAAAGTTAATTGATTTTCAAGAGCTTCAGCTTTTTGTTCGTTTATTGATGCTTTTCTATCATAAGCTGCTTGTGTATATGAACCAATAGCACCTGCTTGTGCCATGCCAGCTGCTCCAGTAACTGTGGAAACTCCTACTGCAACTTTACCTGCTGTACTTAATGCTGCTAACCAAGTCATTAAAATATCCTCGCATATCTGTATTGGTCTGAACCATCAAATCCATAGTGTTTCATTAATCCCTCATTCTTTAATCCTAACCACTCTGCAAATCTTATACCTTTGTCAAAGTCTGATCTTACAGCAGTTTGAACTCTTTTAATATTATATTTTGTTGCGACCTTAGCAAAATCTTTCTTAATTGCTTTTG